TTGGCGCTAGCAAAATTTGGTCGGACTGAACCCAAACTTGAAGCTACTCGCGACATACTTAGCCGTGGCGGGCAGTTCAGTAGCTTACCCTATTTGTCTGTTGACGAAGACGGTAAAGTAAGCGGTCATGAGGGTCGCCACCGCGCTCGGGCTCTGAAGGAAGCAGGCTATAAAACTATGCCTGTCGTGCTGCACTCTGAAAATATTCGCTGGAGCGAACAGGCGGACCCTGAAAAATTTGACTATGTGGAGAAGTGGCCGAACAGGCTGGTCGCTCAATCGGGCGCTGCTTTTGAGTCGTTCTCAATTCCATTCCCTGTGAGCCGGGAGCAAGCGGGCGCTAACTACGGCGAAGCTGCACAATCCGGCAATGTCCTCGAAGCCGCTATCCAGTCTGGTGACACCCCCGTAGTTTCCGGCACTGCTATACCCAGCAAAGAAGCCGACGCCATCACTGGCCAGTTCCAGAACCCGCTGACAGCTGAGCAGTACAAGAAGCTCAGCACCACACTGCTGCCTGAGCAAATCTCGTCAAAGTTTCTCTTCGACATGTTCGGCTGGGCCAAAGTACCCGGCAAAGCTGAAGGCGCTGCCCGCAAAGTTTCTGACTACATCCAGAAGAACCATACTGGCGCGGCCAAGGTTGCGTCGTGGGTCAACTCGCACTTTGGGCTGCAATCTGGCGTGCGCGATGCGCTGATCCGTGCCAAAGACGACAAGCGTGGCGGCTCGATGATCTACAACCAGATCGCGCAGTATTTCACCAGTCTGCCCCCGCAGGAGTCTGTCGCTGTGCTGGAGTACATGGACGCCAAACTGGCCAACCTGCGCAAGCAGGGCCCAGCACCTGCGTTCCCGAACAACGACACGCAGATGAAAGACCTCGCCGACGCAACCATCACCAAGTGGTGGGAGTATGCACGTGCCCTGCGCGATCCAAAGCAGCGCGACGCTTACGCTGGCACAGAACAGCCCGGTGGCCGCTGGACAGGCGGCGTTAAGTTCTCCCAAGGTCTTGCGTTTGCTGAAAGCGTGGATCAGCTTGCCAGCGCCTCGTTCGGTGTGCGTAACATCAGCCAGCTCATCTCTTCGCGCACTAAGAACGAAGTCAACGATGATGCTATTACATTCCGCACAGACGCCAACGGCGACGCAGTTTTGGACGACAAGTTTGTCGGCATGTACTTGCTCACGCCTGCGCTGAAGAAACGTCTGGATAACACCAAGACAACCGCTGAAGCCTCGCAGATTCTTGCAGAGCTGATGCCTGACGAGTTTATTTCTTCCGCCAAACTTACAACAGACGGCAAACCGATGGTGAACGCTGAAGGCGTGCAGCTTATCCCTGACCGCAACTACCTGTGGGACTTGCAAGAAAAGGACAAGGGCGGCTACAAGTTCACCGCTCGTCTGGACGCCAAGCAAGCTCTGTTGGTCAAGAAAGGCCGTGATCTCGGCCACGCCTTGCAAAACACAATGGCTATTTTGGCCAACAGCTACTCGGCTAACCGCCTCACTGAAGCACTTGTTGAGTATGAAGCAAAAACTCCCAACGCTGTTTCCTTCGACACGCTCGACGATCTTAACGCCATGCTCAACGGTGAGTACAAGGGCGATAAGTTTGTACCTAACACCGAAGCTGCATCGTGGACAACTCGCGTCAAGCAGAACCAAGTCGTGAAGTTGTCTGACAGCGAAGCCAAGTCCGAGCGTGTCAAGGGTTTGTTCCGCAACCGCAACCAGTGGGTGCAGCTGCCCAACGGTCCAACGTACGGCGCACTGGCTGGCAAGATCGTCAACGGCTCAGTATGGAGCGCTATCGAAGACATGAGCGACCGCAGGCCGTTGGTCAACTCCGCCGTGTACAACGGCACCATGCGCTGGTTTAAGAAAGCCAAGACGGTCTATAACCCTGCAACATGGGGCACCAACGTCGCGTCCAACTTCACAATGGCAATGCTGGACGACATCCCGCTGCCTACGATTGGCTACGCCGCTAAATTGTATGTTGGATACATGCTACCCCCCGCCATGGCCTCGAAGCTCGGCATCTCGTTGTCCCGCGAACAGCAGCAGTTAATGCTGGAGATCATGAAGACGAACGCCTTGCTTGGCGACTTCTCGTCCACTGAACTGAAGCAGTCGATCTACGACTCTATGCGCAGCACCATCGGCGACACAGAGCAGGGCGTTGCAGAGCGCGTCATGCAGTTTGCCAAGATGGAAAAAGACCGCATCGAAGCCATCAAAAAGTACGCTGGTAAAGGCGCTGATGCAGCAGAACGTGCAGACCAGCTCCTCGGCGACTGGTATTCAATGCAGGACAACATCTTCCGCGTTGCGTCAATGCTCAACAATCTCGGCCAACAATCGCAAGCTGGCAAAGCCATCGACGGTGAAGCCTACCGCCGCGCTGGCGATCACGCACGATTCGCTTTCTTGGATTACGACATCGACTCCAAGGCCATCCGCATCATGCGGCAGACTGCGTTCCCGTTTATCTCGTGGCCATATGCTGCGGCTAAGATGATAGGCAACGTGGCTGTACATAAGCCATGGAAGCTGGTGAACCTGTACGCTGGCCTCTGGATTCTCGACGGCCTGACACAAGCAATTACAGGCGATGACGATGACGAGTTGCGTGAGTCTGGCCCAGAGTGGGCCCGCAATCGGATGTTGTTCGGTATGGGCCCCCACACGCACATCCGTGTGCCGTTCATGGGTGACTCTGAGAACCCTGTGTACTACGACATCGGCAAGTACATCACGCCGAGCAGCTTCGGCGACCGCATACCCAACGCGTTCTTGGGGCTGAGCTGGTGGCCATCGTTTGTGTCCCCCGGTGGCCCATACATCTCGTCTGCCATTGCCTTGATTGGCGGCGTTGACCCGTACACCGGCAGGGCTTTGTCACCGCCCACGGCTGACGACTGGGAAAAACTCAGCGCTCGACTAACTTACGGACAGAGTCTGTTTGCGCCAAACTTGCCGTTCTTAAACGCACGCGAGCTTACAAAGGCTCAAGAGGCATTTACGGCCACAGAAGGTCGCAGCGAGAATTACAGCAGCTTGTACATGGCACGTACCGCTGGTCTTCGCCTGTATGATTTCAACGTGCAGGGTGCGCTTGACCAGCAAGACCGGGCAGCGGCGGCTATTGAGCGCGAGTACAAAACCGAGATCGGCAAACTCAAGCGTAAGATGGAGCGTCTGGAAACCCCTGACTGGGATGAGTTCTTTGCACGCGAAGAGGAACTTGTCAGACGTATGGAAGAGCGAATTGCGAAAGTTCGCGGTGGCCAAACCGAGGAGGAATGATGGCTAAGACACCAGCATGGCAACGCAAAGAGGGCAAGTCCGAAAAGGGCGGGCTCAACGCCAAGGGGCGTGCGTCTTACAACAAGGCGAACCCCGGCAAGCCGGGGCTCAAGGCTCCTCAACCCGAGGGTGGCCCACGACGTGACTCATTCTGTGCCCGCATGGAGGGTATGAAAGAGAAGCTGACCAGCGCCAAGACTGCTAAAGACCCCAACAGCCGCATCAACAAGTCGTTGCGTGCATGGAAGTGCTGACATGGCTACCAAGGCAAAATCCACAGTAAACGCTGCTGGCAACTACACCAAGCCCGAGCTGCGCAAGCGGATCGTGTCTCAGGTCAAAGCCGCTGCAACCCAAGGCACTGGTGCTGGCCAATGGTCAGCTCGCAAGGCACAGCTTGTGGCCAAGAAATACAAGGCCGCTGGCGGCGGCTATCGAGACTGACATGAAAGCCCCTCAAAAATCCCTCAAAGACTGGACTGACCAGAAGTGGAGAACCAAAAGTGGAAAACGATCATCTGACACGGGCGAAAGGTATCTGCCTGAGTCTGCAATTAAGAGTCTTAGCCCTGCTGAATACGCTGCGACAACGCGTGCAAAACGCGCTGGAAAAGCTGCGGGGAAACAGTTTGTAGCGCAACCCAAAAAGATCGCTGCGAAAACCGCGAAGTACCGTTAACCCCAACTGGAGAACCCCATGATGCCATTCAAAGGTAAAGAGTCGAAGAAGGAAGAAGCCAAGGAGATGAAATCCGCTGGCTCCAAGAAGATGTACATGAAGATGGAAAAAGCCGAAGGCAAGAAGTCCACTTCGTTCAAGCCCTGCCCCGGCTGCAAGAGTCCTGCTAAGTGCAAGGCTGCTGGTAAGTGCTTGGCCAAGGCTAAGTAATGCCCTTCACCTCAGAAAAGCAAGCCCGCACTATGCGGGCTGCTGCGCACGATCCGGGCTTTGCAAAGAAGCTCGGCATCCAAGTGAAAGCTGCCAAGAAGATGGTAGCTCACGACAAGGCCAAGGGCGCAAAGCCCAAGGCCAAGAAGTAATCACTTCATCCGGGCCGACTTGGTCCGGGCAAAGGAGCGGTTTTGGGACTTCGGTACTGCACGCAGGTTGCCGTTCCCATTACCGCCGCCTTTCGCCATAGGTGTCTTGTGGTCGACATCTTTGCCATCACCTTTTGACACCACGCCCTTCTTCTCCATCTCGGCACGCGCTGCGTTGCGCTTCGCACGGTTGGCGATCTGCTCGGGCTTGCCTTGGTAGTTGGCGTACTCTTGCTTGTAGTTGCGTGGCATGGTGATTCCTCAGTAAAGACCTTCGAGATAGGGTCGCTTGTAGTTCGGCCCCTTCGCTATTTTCCCATGTTCGTTGAACACAGGAAAGCCCTCGTCGTTGAACTTGCTCCAGTTGGACCGCGACACTGCATCCACAGCGTCTGAGGTCTTCATGCCTGCACAGTGGCCTACGCCCACAGATGTGACGATCTGGTCAGCCAGCGAGTCGAGGAACTCTTTGCGGTCAACGATGTCAGCGTTCTCCATGTTCGACTTGAGGCGGTCGGCCAGCAATACCAGCTCATACCGCAGGTTTGTCCACGTGCTGTTGAACTTGACCGCATCCAGCATCTCGATGAATTCCTCGACGTGGCAGCCCAGCTGCACGTTGAAGTTCTCCTGTACCGGATCGGGGCGAGCCCTGCGGTGCCACAACTCAATGCTGTCAATACTCATCTTCGTCATCCTCTTCTATGCTTTCTTCAAGCAACACCATCTTCGCTATGTCAAGACAACCCAATGCGGTCGGCAGCAGTAAGGTGTCGTCGTATTTGTGCACAACTGCAATGATCTCGTCCACCAGCCCTTGTGCTAGCTTACCTGAGAAGTTCATGCTGCTGCTCCCAAGACGGCGAGGGTGATCTTACTCTGCGAACGGGCTGATGTGCCCGTCAGGCTGTCGATGAACCGTGGGTGGTTCAGGTTAACGATCAGGCACTGCATCTGTCCCGGTGCATGCTTGGGGCAGCCCTTGAACATAGTCACTCGCTCACGGCGACGCAGCAGTGCGCTCTCATCTTCCAGTTCCCGTTCAATGCGGTCAAGCCCGTCACGCTTGGTCTTGAGCCACTGCCGCAGGCGGTCAGCGTTGATGGATACTGAGCTTCCCGGCATAACAGTTGTCTTGTCGTCGTATACGATTTTAACCCTAGCCACAGCCCGCTCAGGGGCTGGCAATGTGACCTGCTCCACGCCCGAACCGTATTTTTCTTTGCACTCCACCAACTGGTCGTTGTGTTCAGCGAGGAATTGGCCGATGATGTCGAACACATCGGTCTTGCTGTCAATGGCAAACTGCCGTGTCTTCTTGACGTGCTCAATCAGGTACTGGATGGTGCCCTGCACATCGAAGGGGAACAGGCCGAGCTTCTGGCCAATACGCCCCATACCCCATGCAGCGATGATGGCTGTGCGATAGAAGCGCTCCTGCGGCTCAAACACGAAGCCAAAAGTCTTGGTGAACGAACGCTCCGCTGCTTCCCACACAGCCTTCTGGCCACCGTTGTCGAGCACAGCCTGCACCAGCTCAGGGAAAGCCCAGCCGTTGTTCTCGGCCATGATGTCGAAGAACTCGTAGCCATCGCTCTTGCCGTCTTCGCGGGTAGCGACAAACGTGCGGTCATGCTGTGGCAACTCTAGGCACCGAGCCTTGAGCGGGTCGTTGCCAGCTTGCGCGGATTCAAACTTCTGGTGGGACGATATGTTCGTTGTAATCAGCGTCGGGCCACCCCATGTCGCTGGGTCACGCAGGTCACGGTCTTTGGTCAGAGATGACTTCTCACGACCCATGCTCAACTGATACGTTATGTCAGCCATTTCTCTGTCGTCTGATGCTGTCATCTCGTCGATGCAGCACGGCAAATGGTTGAGCACACCACGCTGCTTGTACAGCGCGTTCATGGTGTCCTTCTGGTTGAGGAACAGTGGCTTGGGAGTGCCGATCAGGCTGTTGGCCGCGATCAGCGCCAGTGTCTTGCCTGTAGTTGTTTCTGTCGAGTAAATGGATACCACGATGGTAGCGTTGCCCGCCGCCGACCCGATGATGCCTGTACACGCAAGCAAGACGGCGGAGCGTATCGTCTCAGTACCCGGACGGTTCAGCATGTCCATGCCGCGCACCCACTCGTCACGGGAGCCATGGGCACCGATCAGATCAGCAAACGACTTGGCTGGGCCACGAAGGCGTGTGTCGATACCGCTGTGCCCAGCGCCGAGCAGCACTTCGCCGCACATGAACGAGCCGTCTTTCTGCCAACCGAAGCTGACAAAGTCTTGGCCTGTCGGTGCTTGCTTTTGCACCATTGATAAGTAATCCATTAAGTAGCCTCTCAGTTTTTCTTGTTGGGGGATGCTCTTCATAAAGACCTGACGATTCAGCAAGAAGCCGCTGAAGTCTTTGCCTATGGAAGCCAGCACTGAAATCTCATGCTCTGTCTCTTTCCAGCCTGTCATCGGGTACTTAACCAGAAGTTTGAACGCTGCCTTGCCGCTCTCGTTGTCGTTGTACACACCCGTAATGTGCATCTCGTACTGGCTCACGTGATCTAACTCAACAACTTCCTGAGCCACGTCATTGCCGTTGGCGTCAGTCGTCGTTATCTCTGTCTTGATCTCGCGGTAAATCTGGTTGTTCTGCAACACGTATGTTGGCGGCAACGTCAGTACAACTTCTTCGCCTTCGTCGTTCTCAATGGCCACCTCAGTGACGACTGACAACTGCGCAGGGCTTGTGATCTTTCCACGGCTGGGGCACCCTTCGCAACCCTTGGCGCACAGTTGCTCAAATTTGGCGCAGGTCGTTGGGCCTGTGCCCTTCCAGCCATTGATCTTGTCGAGGTTGGTGTTGAGGTCAAAGTCCTTGTGCAAGCCAGCGAGCTTAACGACTGCCTCGGGCACATCCGTGCAGTGCTTGGCCAACCCCAGTGACGCACGCCACAGCGGCTCTTCTACAGGACGTCCAGCAGCATCAAGCACACCACCGGAATTAACAAGAGCACCCACTTGAGCACAGCGTGTTGCCACGGCGTCAAGTACCACGTCGTTGGAGTTGAGCACTGCGTCGAGTATGGAAGACTTGCCGCCCTTGCGTGGTGCTGTAGCCTTGGCCGCGACTGTTGCTGCCTTACCGAACCACGGCTTGAGTGTGCCGAAGAGCGCAACTGCATCGTAGTCTGTGCAGTCCGCAACACACCGGACATCTTTCCATGGCTGTTGCTTTTTGTGGTGCGTGCCGACTGGTCGTAGCACCATGGATGGGTCGTGAATTTTCGAGGTGTCAATTTCAACTCCATGCTCTTCGAGCGCAACGCGCAACGCTGTGGATGCCTTGACCCAGTGTGCTTTGCTGATTGGTTGAGTGAGTGGCCAGTACAGGTGAATGCCGTTACCAGACGAGATGACCATGGGCGGTGGCATACCGATTTTCTTCAGTGCCTCCTTCATGACGCCCCAGCCCTCTTTCTGTGTGGCGTACGGCTTGTCTGCGCCGATGTCGAGGTCAAGGGCCAGAGCCTTGAACCATGTTGCGTGTTCTTGTTTGCGGTACCACTTCTGTTTGCCGTCATCGGTGTAGCCGTGACCTGCAAATGCACCCACGCCGAAGTAGACCGTGGTGTTGGGCTCTGAGTCCCAATTCGATATAGCTGCTACAGCATCGTCGATGTTCGTAAATGAGCCTCTGTTCCAAAAGAAACCACGTGGGTTCTTACCACTTGGGTCTGGTTTGTGGACGCTGATAACGAGTTCGTCGAGCTGGGCAAAGACGCGAGTAAAAAAGTGTTTGGTGTCCAAGACTTGCCCCTAGATGAAAAACCCCGGCCTTAGCCGGGGGGTTTGTTTTCGAGAATTCTATTACTCGTCAAACAAGCTGTCGAGCTTTGCAGCCAATTCATCCGACGCTTTTACTGGGGCAACTGTGGGCTTGGCCTTTGGTTGCGCGGAAACAACAGGTGCCGGGGCTGGCGTTGCTACTTCCTCTTCGTATGCGTCGTCTACGGCTGGTGCTGCGATAGCGGTTTGGGCCTTCGGCGCTGCGAGTGCTGGACCTGCAGCCTGTGGTGCCATTTGACGAGTCGCAACTTTAACAGAGTCGCTCTCAAGCAAATTGTCCACACGGTTGATGGCTTTCTCTGGCACATAACCCTTCTGCTTGAACGTGATCTTGGGGAAGCTGGCTTGGTCATCAAAGCCCAACTCGGTCACAACTTCTTCAGGGCCAATGCCGTAGTTGCCCAGTTCCTTGAAGTACTCACGCAGAGCTTTCATGCCGCTTACAGGCACAGTCAGGCTGTAGACCTTGGTGGGGTCAGCAGCAGCCACAACAGCGAGGTGACGCTGGTCAGCGCACATCTTGGACTTGGCACCCGAGGGCAGAATCTTGGAGCCCAGCACGTTGTTGGGGCAGTCAGCGCAGCCGGTGTGCACAGGAGCGTCAATGCTTGCATCGGGCTTCAGGCCATCGTTGGACCAGCAGTCAGGGCGGACATTCTCAGCAGAGGCGTCGAAGGCTTTGCCATAGAACACTTTGGAGACGCGGGGGTTGGCACCCACGATGATGGTGTCCAGTGTCACGCCCACGGTGGTCTCAACGCCCTCTTCGTTCAGGCGATAGCGGCCAGCACGGATGCTGATGCGCGGAATGCTCACGCCATCAGAGACGATGGCAGATGCCACTGAGGACTTGGTGCCAGCTTGTTGGCGGGCTGCGATACGCGCTGCGATGTGCGCTGGGACGTTTGCAATCATGTTGCTCATTTGTTTACTCCTTGGATTGCGCTTTGCGCATGTTGAACACTTTTGTCGATGAGAAATTTACCCCGGGTGGGGGTGCGCCGTTGGCCTCGATGTAACTCTTGACCCCGGTTTTTGATGCTCGGCTCTCAACCATGTCCCAAGCATCGTGCTCTTTGCAAAAGCTGAAGAACTCTTCACGAGAGCCAACTGTTGCGGTGTGGTGTGTGGACCAGTATCCTGTGCCATGTGGAGTCTTGATCGTCTCAAGGCCATCCTCAGTAGCTTTTGCAGTAATCCAGTTTTCGAGGGCCACCAGCTTCTCTGTGAGTTTGGCTTTGGCCGTCTTGTGTTCACGCTCAAGGTCTTCGACCTCTTTGCGAACTTGCAAATACCGCTCTGCGGCAATGTCGTAGTTCATTCAGTTACCTCGTTTCTTACTCGTCACTGTTGATGCCTTGCACCAAATTCAAAAACTCCGCCAATGTGTTTTTCTTTGCGCGGAGTCGGCGGTATAACTCTGCTTCAAAGCCGGTGGCCCAGATGTGCCACACAGTCGTTTTGCCAGTTGTTGTCAACCGACGAATCCTTGCATTGGCCTGCTCGTACTGCTCAAGTGAATAAATAGGCGCAAACCAAATAATGTCCTTCGCACGTGTCAGTGTCAAACCATGTGCAGCAACCTTGGGGTGAGCCAGCAAAATCTGTGGCTTGTCCGTGTGCTGAAAGTCGTTGAATATCTGATCACGTTCCTTCTTGCTTGTGTCCCCGTTGACCATCGCAACATCGAAACCATCTGCGATGAGCCTGCTCAGCATGCGTTGTTGTGACGCTTTGAACGGCATGAAGATGATTGCTTTGTCGCCGATCTCCGTGAGTAATTCAGTGAGTGTATTGTACCTCTCTGAGTCATCCATGTCAATCACACCGGTCTCGCTGATGACCGAACCGCAGCAGATTTGCAACAGCTTGGCCAGCACCACAGCGGCGTTGGGCGCAGTCACTTCGCCACCAGCGAAGATCGTCACGGCCTTGTCCTTCATGTCCTTGAACGCCTTCTCCTGCTGCTTGGTCAGCTCGGTCTTGCGACCTACGAAGTTGTTGTCAGGCAAGTCCTTGCACTCGTCCAGCGAGAACCTGATCGAAGGCTGCAGTACCTTGCGGCATGTCTCCAGCGCGTCAGCACGTGGCACCCAGCGGAACGTCGTCACCTTCTGCATCACCAAGTCCTTGAACGTGGTGAAGCTCTTGGGGCACTGCGGCGAATCCACAAGGCGTGCCAGTGTCCATGCGTCAGCAGGTGTCTGCGAGATGGGCGTGCCCGTCAGCATCCACAGCCACGGCTGGTTCTTGGTCATCCACTTGGCGAATATCTTGTACCGCTGTGAGCTCGGCGACTTGAGCGCTGTCGCTTCGTCGTAGATCACCACGTCGAAGTCTTTGAGCTCTGCAGCCATGTTGGTGAACCCGTCATGGTTGATGATGACGTACTGCACCCCGGGCGTAGCCAGCAGGTCGAGGCGCTTTTGCTTCGTGCCTGTGCAGATCACAAACGAGCGGTGCGGCAGG